GGGCTTCTTGGAGTTTCATTTCGGTTCCTCCTTTCCTTCAAACAAACATAATCTTTTTTTCAGAAAACTTAGAGCCGCGATAAGCGACAGTGATTCTTTTTCAGTAAGTACACCCGGGGCATCATGCTCGCATGCGATGAAAGTGATAGCATCATCAATGGCCTTAACATCTTCTTCTAACCCACCTTTATCATTTTCCTGCCAATATCTGATCGCATCCAGCATCCGGTTTGATATACGTATATCTTCCAATCTCATCATTTTTGACCTCCTTTCTTCGCTGAGTTATAAACGAACCAAGCTACGATGACCAGCGGTAAGAACGCCGGAGATAGCATGGCTAATAAGGCTACTGTGTACATTTTAGCCTCGTAAATGGATTCACAGGAGGCGATACCAAGAGGTAAGAGGTTGTAGACCTTTTGGGCGGTAGCCCAAGAAAGGAAACTCGTTTCGTGAGTGGACGTTGATTGTAGGGTACTATTATTCCCCGGCAAACAAATGTTTTCGTGTTTGAGCATAACTAACATTGTTTGTTTGGGGCAGGAAAAACAAAAAACGGTCTCGCCTGTCCCTTTGCTCTACACCACGAAAGGCAGTTATGGCCATTAAGCCATATCAAGGGGGTACGAAACCGTTGTATTATATATACGTACTAGTATGGACACAAAAAATGCCGATACAAATATGTTCGGCGGTCACCCGCCTTTCGTGAAATAGAGCACTGCAAATATGGTGAAAGTTTTTGGGATGGCAATGAAATAAAGGTTATTTATGTGTGTTTTTTTTTAGAAGGACAGACCTCATGATTTTGATCGACCCATAATATTTGAAGATAATTTTGCTTACGGATACCAAATATCCTGAGGGTACCGTCAAGTCGTAAAGAGAATAAACTATCTATATCATCTATTTTTAACTCAGATAATCTTTGTTGCGCCTCTTTGGATAGTAGCTCTATTTTAATCTCATGATGTTTAGAACCACCTTCTCCTCCTTTTGTTTCTTGTTCAATCTCATTCCATGTCTTTTTTTCAAAATCTCTAAGTTTCGGGTAAATTTCATCCATGAAAAAAGATCTAGAAATATCAATACTTATTTGATGCACTATTTCAGAAGGTATTTGTCCATTAAAATCGTCTTTTAATTTTTTGTAAAAATCAGAGAATGATATTGGCTTTTTATTAGATATATGATCTAATGATGTATATAGATCGTTATCTCCGTGTTTACACAATAATTCCATTAAACTGCTTGAGATAGAAAAAGAAATATTTCCCAATGCGGAATCTTTACCCCACTTTTCATTATTAAAATCGAATAGCCCAATTTGCCAACAGGCATTTAGATCTTTATAATTGAGAGGGATAGATTTTGCCTTTTTTTCCTTTTTAATGCTGGGATTAAATGCTGTTTTAGGTGTTTTTGCCATCAAGATAAAGAACTGTAATATTCTGCAATTGAATCGTTAGTTATTATCGTATTTCCCCGTTCCATAGAGGTATAACCTTTACGGGCATTTTTCCATGGAGCTTCCGTGTGAGTTAAATCTATTAGCCATTGTGCAGGTTTGTCTCCATAAAATTTCAATACGTTATCTATAGTATCTTTTTGGTCTATAGAAAGTTTATTTTCGTTTCCTATAGTCATGTTATCATATGATATGCTATACCGACCTTTATGAAAGTTGAAAAAATCACGAACGACAGGACCATTAGCCCATGCCTCTATTGGTTCAGGAAATAAGGATTTTTCGTCCCAAACTAAAGACCAAGCTTGACAATAATAGAGTAACTTATGAAGTTTCATAGTTGAACATTCTTTTATTTGTTTTAAAATATATGTTGCAACATCATATACAGAAACATCATTGGGGATAGCTTTAGGTTTTATATCCATCTTATCTTTATCTGTATATGTGGCCTTATTTTTTGAAGGTACAGAGGAGTTTTGTCCTGTTCCACTATTGTTTTTTTCTGTCCATGTGTCAGTGGCAAATGAATTTGTATATTGAATATTTTCTTGTTTAGTCATAGCTTAAATTGTTATATCTGTAAAATTATATACATCTTTAAGGATTGATATCATATCTTTTCTTTTGTGCAATAAAATATCATCATCATCTCCTAATATAGAGGAGACTTCTATCATTGACTTTATATTGTAATTGAAGTTAAAGTCTAGTGTAACTTCTTGAGTGTTTTCATCTCGTTGTAATGTTAAATTCAAAAAACAATTATCACTTACTTTTACACACCTTAAAGTACTTTGCATTTGCAATGGCATCCCTTTCACGGCTAATAGCTCTATATCAGAGTCTTTGAAATCAATTTTGCCACTTGCCTCTGTTGTGGAGCAGTAGAATGTGCTATTTACTCCAAAGGAAAAAACAGGTGTATGAGGTAATAGTCTTACAATTTCTCTGACTATAGCGGTCGCTTTCCTTATAATAGGTTCTGACTTATTTATCACACTCAGTTCAAAACGATCTTTTACAATAGATACTGTTAAATCTTTTGTCACGAATTTCAAAGAAGCATCCATGTTGACGGGTATTTGTATCTGTATGCTTTCTTCATTTGGTAACAAATAATTCTTTACCCAATCCTGAGTGAGGATATATTTATTCCACGAACCGAGGATTACAAAATGAGATATATTTTCTTTTTCTTTCATGGCTTTATTTTTTAGCAAGCATTTAATCTAATAACAAATTAGTCTTGTGCAAAGATATTCATATATATCAAACAATCAATAAAAGTTCTCAAATAATAATTTTTGTGTGTTATAACTAGATGTTTCCATACATAGCTGTATAAGGATGCACTATTTTAAACACTATATAATATCGATTTTTCACCTTTGCCCCCGTGATCACGACACAACTATCTATTATTCACTTCAAAACAATCAACAAACAATGGCTACAACTTACAAATTAGTGCAGCGACGGGACATGCACAAGGGAGCGACTGAAGGCGATAAGCTTTATTACGCACAGGCGAAATCTACGGGTACTAGTGATATGGAGCGTTTTTGCTCCATGATTGGCGAGCGTTCTTGCGTATCTAGCGCAGACGTGAAAGCGGTGCTGGACTCGCTTATCTACGTGATGAAGCTGGAGATGTCGGACGGCAAGATCGTACAGCTGGGTGAGTTCGGTAATTTCCGTATCACGTTCGGTAGTGAGGGGACGAAGGTGGAGAAGGATTTCAACGCTACTAAGATTCGTCGTCCTAAGTATACCTTCTCTCCGGGTAAGGCGCTTCGCTCGCAAGCGAAAGTATTGCGATTCGAGAAGGTAAGCGTGGAAAAAGGCGAAGGAGGAAACGACTCCGAGAGTCCGGACGAGATCTAGGCTAAAAGTACGCATCGTTTGAGGGAGAAGGGCGCATCGTTTTGGAAAAGAGGGTGCGTCCTTTTTTTATGAGGTTAGTATTCAGTATATTTGATAATTTATAAATAGAGAAGGATGGACAATGAGAATTTTAAGATAAGGGCTTACGGATTGCAGGAGCTAGGCATTCAATATTTCCCGAATAGTGCACCAGCTTCGGCCTCGATCCAGCTAAAGAGATGGATTAATCTAAACAAGGCGTTACTTTATGAGATTACCGAAGCCGGGTATCATTCCGGGCAACGCTTACTCACGCCACGGCAAGTACAAATCATAACAGCGCATTTAGGGCCTCCATAACAGGGGCTCTTTTTTTGTCCCCGCATATTTCGCAACGGTTTCTCATTGTTGAAATGTTAATTTATTGATACTTAATGGTTGCGCACCTCTCAAGTAGCGTTTTTTTCTCAAAGCGTGCGAAAGCACCCCGCAGCGCCCTACAAAAAAAATGCGGGCGCAAGTTCAATTTTTCACCTTATCTGCTGCCTCCCTTAGACAGATCACGCATGAAATGCGTCTACCGATTTTTAATGAAGGAAGATGATTCCGGATTCCGCGTACGCAAGTTCAGGCATAAAGAAATTCGCACCGACAAACAATGTGTCCCATGCGTCGGTAATGTGTGTCTTGTACTCATCCGGGTTATCGGGGCTGTCTTCTGTAGCTTCCGGCGATTTGTCTTTCTCGAATCCGTTCTTGCCTACTTTCACCGCTGTTTGCTCCATGGCGAGTTTGAGGAACTCGTTGTTGTATTTATTGAAAACAGGATAAAGGAGTGCCGGATCATGCTTTAAGGCCCGGTCTATTTGCTCGTGCCTCCAGTCGTGGCGGCTTACCTGTCCGATATAGATATCGGTGATATCCCAACCATATTCCTTGAAGATCCGGATGATGGTATCTTGATAGGACTCGGAGTTATTGCCGGTAGTCCACGTGAAGGTCTGGTCATAAAAGAAGATGATATCACGTTTGAGCTTGTATTTGTAGTATTCGCAAACCTGATGAGCCAATTCATCCAGCTTATCGGGGGTCTTGACAAAGAAGCTCTTTAGGGTACGTAATTGATGGCCTTGTACCTGTCCGATACATGCGGTATTGATTGCGGAGTTACTATCGAAACCGATTAGCAATGGAGCGTCCATATCCAGATCCCCATCGGCTAGGCATCCGGCCAGTTGCAGCCGGTTCCAGTCCGCTCCCATGCTACCCATGTAGCGAGTATCGCCGGGGGTATAGAAATGGTAATCGTTCAAGGCCGAATAGAAGCCATTAGCGACACGGAACAGGCGTTCGTTCATGAATGCGGTACGCCATATAAGGGAAGGAACGTTGCGGTACATTTGCCAAATGTAATCTTTGCCTACGACTTCCATGTTATCGAAAATATCATACTCTCCGTAATATACCGTGTACTCCCGGGTCTTGCCACGCATAGGTTTGACAGGCGCTTGATACTTACGAGCCAACATCAAGTCATGGCGTAATTCTTTGTATTTGCGTTGGGTGTATGGTGTTTGTTCCGGAAGGCGCTCGGTTAATTTCATTTCCCGGTATAGGTTCCGGATCAAGTTGATATGAACCGGATTCATGTCGTTGATCTTATCCAATATCCAACGTCCGGCTTTTAAGGTTGGCATATCCGTGGAATAGAGAACGGAATGATGCCAAGGGCATTGGTTGAAATCTTGCAAATTTCCCCGATTGGCGGGATCAACCTCGGATTTTATCTTATCGTAGTCTAGGAATTTCGCCTCCGGACCGATTACCCAATCTAAGGACATGGAGTTCGCTGACATCCCTTGACTGAAGGAGAGTACGACCAATACGGTGCCATTCCAGAAATGAATGCAATTGCTCCATGCGGTCTGAAGCGGCGGGCGTTTGGGCTTTCCGAAATTGGCGGACAGGGGTGCCCTGCGGCCAACAAAGAAATGAATGCCCTCGATATAGCCCCATTCGGCGAGAGCGTGGATAATCGCCGGTAGCGTATTACCCCAAGCCTTGGCATAGGATGGAGAGATTAAAGCCCCGGTAGAACCCGGCATGGACCAAACATTCCGGATGATGAAGCGTGCGTCCAAACCCTCGGATTTACCGGTACCACGGCTACACACCCAATACTCGTCGTGGGCGGCGATCGCCATTCCCATGCGTTGCATCTTATTGAAAAACTTGCGTTGCGCCTCTTTCGCTTTACGGGTGAAAGGTTCAGTCATCAGTGCCATAGTCGTCTGTAATGGGTTCAATATCTACGATATCATGATCTTGCTTGAACAATGCCCGGAATGATTTCCTTTCTTCTTCAAGATTAAGGATAGGCTTGAAATCATCTCCCATTAACGTGACATCATCGGATGGCTCAAAGCAGGGTGGTTCCCAAGCGCTTCGATCAATGTCATCGTCTTCTTTATCGGAGCGGGTGTATTTACCGATCTTGTCCGCGTTGGCGGCGATACCTTTGGGGTCTTTGGCTTCCCGGGCGATGCGGATACCTTCCTTGGCGGCCTCGATCACCATGTAACGATACCAGTTCTTGCCGGCTAATTGTACATTTCCTACGAGTCTCCGGATAGCGGCCAAATCACGGTAAGCGGTGGCTTGTGATACGGGCTCACAACTACCGTCGCAACCGGCCATCAGGAAAGCGATCAGGTCTTTGTCGGCTGTCATGGGGTCTTCCAATAACTTGGAAACACATAACATCCAGCGATCTTTTTGCATAAGCTCCCGGCAGGAGAGAAGGCTTGCCGCTTCTTCATGCCCTTTGAAAAGTACCGTGGCTATCTTGTCGTATGATGTTAGTTCCTTGTTCATTCTTTCTAAATAGGTTATGATAAAGGGGAACAGCCAATACCTTATGGATTGTCTATTCCCCTTCATTATGGAAGCAAGATTTATTTCAAGTTATCCAGTTCCGCCAGCTCACGTTTGTAATAAGCCAAGCGTTGCTCTGCTTTTTGCCGGAGGTTAAGCTTCCCGTTTTTCTCATGTTGGGCGATAGAGGTTTCCGTGCGCCGGATATTCTCCCTCAGTCGTTCGATCCGGTTGGCGATCTGCATACCTTTCAGCAATTGATCGGCCGGGAGCTCCTCGGTTTTTTGAACCTCGGTTTTTAACTGGATCTGCTTACCCTCGGCCCAAGCGTCGATCTGGTCCCATAGCTTGGCACGGCGGCTCCAAAGCTCATGCACCTGATCGGCGATCGGCTTGCGTTGCTCCGGAGTAAGGGCCTCGTTCTGCATCTCCGTGAATAAGGCGGCGTACAAGGGGGTGATCTGGCGGACCTCGTCGAAGATCGTACGGATGTTATCCGGAAGGGAGGAGTACGTGGCGATCTTCGCTCCGGGCCGTAACAGGGCGAATTGATCTTGCAGTTCTTGCAACTCTTCCTGCGCTTCCTCCAGCTCGGCTTGCAATTGATCGATCTCTCCGGATTTATCGTCATTGTCTTCCTCCAGCTCGGTGATCTTGTCTTGTAGCTTGAATAGCTCGGATTCTTTCACGAGGATTTCTTTTAAGACTTTATCGCCTTTTAGCTGATCCGCTGTTTTCTCGATCGCCTTTGTTGCCGCGACCGCTGTTTTCAAGAGTATCGAACCCCGTTCGGAGATTGTTATCTGGGGTTGGGCCGACGATAGGCGTGCTACGGTTGTCAACTTATTCACCAATACGGTGAAATGGGAATCGAACTGCGGAACCTCCTTTACCTCGCTAAAGAAAGCGATATACTTCTTTCTCATCTCCTCCGGAGCTAGAGCTTGAAAAAGCGCTAGACCGTCCGCGTATTTACGCTTACGGTCCGCTAACCAGTTTTGTAATGTTATCATTTAAGAACCTCCTTCCGGTGGAGTAGGAGCTACCCCGGTGAATAATGCGTCTATATCGATAGGCGTTCCCATGATAATCATAGGGGCGGGGCTATCGGCCTCGAAAGTGAAGGACCAACCTCTTTTGTCGGCCGCCGCCTTGCCGCCGTCGAAAGAGGCGGTAACCGTACAAGGATAGCCGGGCTGTCCGATAAGCTGCTGGCTCTCGTTGTCCTCGATGATCAAATAGCCGGGCGTATTGCAGATCTGCCGGGCGAAAGCGGCGGCTTCCACTTTCTTGCCGGGGTGGAAGAACTCGCCGCTGATCTTGTAACTTTTACAATCTGTCTCGCCTTGAGACTCCGCTTTGTATCCTACGGTTGCCCGTGTCGCGTAAATAGGTGTCGGTTTACCTCCCGACTCTAAAAAGGTAAAAGCTCCTGTCGCCGTCACGAAATCGGCTGTGGCCTTGGCCTCTTTGGGGAGCGTGGGGATGGCAGAGACTGAGGTTTCCGGAATAAAGGCGATACGACCTTTATAACCCCCCATATTGTCCGCTCCGGCTGGCCATAAAACAGGGCCAAACGAGGCGCACATCACATAATCCGCCGGAACGTCCGCCCCCATGAAGAGGACGGATAGCACCGCTAGCAGAAACAATACGGACAAAACTTTTCTGAAATCTTTCATCGTTTTATTTATTTACTGGTTTTACGATTTGGTATAAGTACCGGAAGCGGTGAAGTCCTCTCCATCGGCTA